GGCAGAATATCACGGCAACCTGCCGAAGTTCAGGTCGCATTCCTACGCCTTTGCTGCGTGTATTGGAACGCAGAATGCGAGATGACTCACGACCATGCTCACTTGGAGGGGGACGGACACTTGGAGCGACTACTCACAACCAAACTTGTTGAAACCAATGGGCAGTACGTCTTCATCAAATTCCTTGATATTCAATGGGAAGAGGCCAATTTGCACCGTACAAAGATGTCCGAAGCGGGCAAAAGGAGTGCCGAACGAAGGCTCACCAAGGTTGAAGAAACTCCAACTCACGTTGAACCTATGTTGAACCTACCTTCAACTGAGGTTGAACCTGTGTTCAATAGAGAAGAGGAGAGAAGAGAAGAGGAGAGAAGAGAAAATGTGAGTGAGCAGTTCGAGGGCTTTTGGAAAGCATTCCCAAGAAAGACCGACAAGGCAAGAGCCAAGCGTTCCTTCCTACGTCTAACCAAGACCGAGCAAGAACTGGCAGTCAGCAACATTCAACGCCTGTACTCCGAAACCCCTGCACAATTCGTTCCGCATCCTTCCACCTACCTCAACGGCAAACGCTGGGAGGACCAAGCCATCCAACGAACCCCTAACTTGGCCTACTCAAACCTAACCTCCGATGATGAACCCTTACCAGTTGTCCGCTGAACGAAAGTTACTCGGCTGCCTCATGGACAAGTTCGTAAACCGAACCGTCCTCCTAACCCAAATCCCGGAACGCCTATTCACAGGCAACAACGTCCTGCTCTACCGGGCCATTGAATCCCTCCACAAAGCAGAGCGAGAGGTCGACATCGTAACCGTCTACAAGTACCTTGCCGACGCAGGCCAAGCCCACGTCCTACTCGAAGGCATCGACCCCGAAGCAGGGCTTGTAAGCAACTGGAAGACCTACGCATCCGACCTCCACGACCTTTGGAAGGAGAGGGAGGAAGCGAGAATCATGGAGGAACTGGCACACGATAGGGACATCCCCAAAGCCTTCCAACGCTACCAATCCATCCAAGCCGTTGAGTCCAATGCCTCCGAATCATCTGCTCACGAACTGGCCAAGGACTTTCTCGTGAACATGAACGAGGTCCGAGAAGGAAGACGCAAGGACCAAATCTACCAAACCTTCATCCGACCGCTTGACAACATCTGCACGGGGTTCAAGCCCTCCGAGTTCATCCTCGTAGGTGGTAGGCCAGCGATGGGCAAGACCCTGCTCGCCCTCCAAATAGCCATGAACCAAGCCATGGCCGAAATCCCCGTCGTATTCTTTACGATGGAGATGTCAGCAGACCAACTGACCCAGCGGATGCTTTCCAACCTTGGAACGATGGACGGGGCAGCATTCCTAAAGCCCGACGAGCGAATCAGCACGGAGCAGTTCCTCACGCTGGCACAAAAGGCCGACCAACTCAAAGGCAAGCCTCTCTACATCGTGGACCTGCACCAAGCAAACCTTGACCGCATCGAAGGCGAAATCGCTAAACTCAAGGCCAAATTCGGAATCGTTGGTTTCTACCTTGACTACCTGCAACTTGTAGAACCTGCCAAGATTGACAAGCCCAAGCCCAAGATCGAGCAGATGACCAACATCTCCAAGCAACTCAAAGCAATCTGCAAGAGGCAAAAGGTCTTCGGGGTCGTGGTTTCTTCGCTCTCAAGGGCAACCGAAGGCAGGGCCGACCATCGGCCTGTCATGTCCGACCTACGGGAAACCGGGCAACTGGAGTTCGATGCCGACAAAATCGCTTTTGTCTATCGCCCCTACGAACACGACAAGAATGCAGAGCAAGACCTCATGGAGGTCATCTTTCGTAAGAACAGGAACGGAAGCCTTGGTATCGCCCAAGTCCAATGTCAACTCCCTTACACCAAAGCAAACGAGTATCCCCTATGACCCCCGAATACACCCTGCAAGCCGCTTGCGTCAAGTTGTTCAAACTCTTGAAGCCGCACGAAGAAGGACGGTTGTTCCTGAACCTCAACAACCCACGAAGCCGAACGAACGGTCATTTTCTCAAAGGCATCGGACTGACCGCTGGAGTGGCCGACATGACCTATCTCTCCAACAAAGGGGCTATCTTCTTGGAGTTCAAAGCCGAAAAAGGAAAGCAGTCCCTGTCGCAGAAGTGGTGGCAGGGTGTGGTCCAAGAGGCAGGCTACCGATACGAGGTCATCCGAAGTGTAGAGGATTTTCAGCGAGTGGTCGCAAGTGTGGAATAGTTGTGTAGATTTGTTCCATGGCCCGACTGCTACTGCTGCTCCTGCTTTCCGCTTGCACCAACGACCGCCCTTGGAAGGTGATTGAGGTCCGGGCCAAGGGGGATGCCTGCGAGTACGTTTTATCCCGCTCCAACGGATTCGGGCCGCAAGTCAAGACCCTGACCGATTCGTGTGGGAGGTATCAACTTTTTCAAACCTTAAATTTATGATATGGAATTTATTGGAATACATATTGCTTACGCACCAAACGCATGGTTTTGGATTACATTACTAAACTTTGATTGGAAAGACCAAAGCAGAAGTTTTTTACATATTGAAAAAAATAACAGCGTTTGGAAGTTTCAGTTTTTATGGTTGTCAAATAACTGTTGGATTATCGGCTAATTGCTACCAACTCGCTCATTCGTGAACAAATCGTCAGCCTCTGGTCTTACCAAACCTCCCCCAGCGTCAGCCTATAAACTTACCAACCAAACCCCAAACCGATGAAAAACAAAACCGCACACTCTCTTTATCTAAAGCAAGATGATAATGCTTCGAGAAAATGCAATCATTGTGGCAAGTTCATTTCGTATAAACAAATGGAGGAGAAAAAGGACGTAATGTTTCACTTTATCCCTGATACTGAATTCACAATTGAAGAGGCTTACTGGACTCATAAGCATTGTTTTGTGAAACCACCGTCATCCTACCCGACCATTTTGTTGACATCACCAAAACGCTAAACCCCAAACCCATGAAAACCACACCAATCGATTTCCGACGCTGGCAACTCCACATCCGCAAGGCTTGCGTCAACTGCAACCGACCCGACAAAAGCGAAACCATCAAGGCGTGGTCCGTGAACTGGACCCTGCTCGGTCGTATCCTTCAAGCCAAAAACGCCTGACCATGGAATGGATAAGACCCCAAGACCAAATGCCCAAGGAGGGCGAAGTCGTGCTGGTTTGCAATGAAATCGGACTAAAAAGCGTTGCTTCGTACGATACCTATTACAATGAGTGGAACTGCGATTGCTCTTGGTGGCCCCGTGAAGTCGCTTACTGGATGCCTATACCCCAACCCCCTAAACCCTAACGTATGACCATGGAATGGATTAAATGCTTGGACCGGATGCCGACACCTTACGAGCCAGTCCTGATATTCACGACGGACATGAATCAAGCGTATGCGTGGCTCGGAGATGGACGCTGGTACTACGAACACCAAACTTGGTTCCTGACCGAAGTGAGCCATTGGATGCCCCTACCCCCTAACCCTTTCTAATGAAGTACGGTTCAGTTTGTTCAGGCATTGAGGCAGCCTCAGTCGCTTGGCACGACCTTGGATGGGAACCGCAATGGTTCTCCGAAATCGAGCAGTTTCCCTCCGAGGTATTAAAACACCGGTTCCCAGCGGTTCCTAACTTGGGAGATATGACAACCATCAACCAAAACCCAATCGCAGATGAGCGACCAATTGACCTTCTCGTGGGGGGAACCCCATGCCAATCCTTCTCCGTCGCAGGACTTCGCAAAGGTCTTGCTGACCCAAGAGGAAACCTCATGCTTACCTTTCTTTCAATCGCTGATAAATTCCGTCCCAAGTGGATCGTGTGGGAAAATGTCCCCGGGGTATTGTCGTCCAACGGAGGAAAAGATTTTGGAACCTTCCTTGGGGCGTTGGGGGAACTCGGGTATGGGTTCGCATACAGAGTTCTTGACGCTCAATACTTCGGAGTGGCCCAAAGACGCAGAAGAGTCTTTGTTGTCGGATACCTTGGAGACTGGCGAGTTGCCGCAGCGGTTCTATTTGAGCGAGAAAGCCTGCAAGGGAATCCTAAACCGAGCAGAAAAAAGAGGGAAGAAGTTACCGCCAATGCTGAAGGAAGCGTTGGAACGACGGTCTTTGCAGGAAATCAACAATCCGAAATAGCAGCGACCCTTCAAACAACTTGCGATAATTATAGCCGAGCGGATGGCTTTAATGTAATCATTGACCGAGCCGCATTCAACCAAGGCGAGAACGCACAATACGAGCCGAGGATTGAAACAGGAGAAACGATGTCATCGTTGGTTGCGAAAGGGCCACACGCAGTTGCCCAACCGATAGCCTTCAAGGTTCGTGGTGGATGCGAAGGTGGAGGAAAAGGATATCTCGGTCAAGAAGAGCAAGCGTTTACGATTAGCGCAATGCAGGATCAGCAGATTGCCCAACCGATAGCCATTCAAGATGTTAGGCCGATTGAAAAGGCTCAAAATGGCCGTGGATGGAACGATGACGGAACATCTTATACGGTTGACACAAAGGCCACTCAAGGAGTTGCCCAACCTCTTTACTACGAATCGCATCCTCAAGATTCAAGGGTCAATGGGCCAAAGGATGTTGCTAATACCGTGAGTGCAAATTATGGGATGGGAGGAGGCAATACGCCATTGGTTCAGCAACCGATGGCTATCCGAAGGCTGACCCCCAAGGAGTGTGAACGCTTGCAGGGATTCCCAGATGATTGGACAAAGATTCCCTACCGAAACAAACCTGCTGACCAATGCCCCGATGGGCCAAGGTACAAGGCTTGTGGTAACTCAATGGCCGTCCCGGTCATGCGGTGGATAGGAGAGAGAATAAATTTAATCGAATCAATGCTTTAACCATGGATCTAATTTCACGAACCATTCTCGGTTACACCGCAGAGGTCGTCGGAGTCAGCCCCGATGATATATTGAGCGAAGTCAAGACCCAAGAACTGGTGCTGGCTCGTTCAATCTTTGCCGACATCGCCTATTCGGAGTACCTGTACACCTACTGCCAAATCGGGCGAATCATCAAGAGGAACCACGCCACAGTCATGCACAACCTCGAAATCCTTGCGATAAACATGAGGGCAAGGCCCGACATCAAGTTTTTGCGTACACAGGTTTTAAACAGGACACGGGATTTTTTGCAACATTAGGAAGAACCCCCTCCATCTTTGCGTGAGTGAACGCAGAGAACGTCATCCTTGACCTGTATCGAAGCGGAGAAATCCGCAAGGCTTGCCTCACCATTACGGGGGGCAATCCGCTTTGGAAGGACCTCGAACAAGAGGTCGTCCTGATTCTGCTTGAAAAAGACCCCGACAAGATTACCAAGATGCAGGTCCAAGGCTACCTGCGCTTCTACATCGTTCGCCTAATCATGAACCTGTACCGGGGCAACAACAACCAGTTTGCCAAGAAGTACCGTCATCACGACGAGCGTGTCGAGGTGGACCCCGAAACCCAAGAACTAAGCAAGGACTACGATTCCCTGCTTGACGACCTTTGGGCCATCGCCCAGCAAGAGATGGATTCGTGGGCCAAGGACGGAGCGTTCCCCTACGACAAAGAACTGCTGAACCTTCTTATGCAGACGGGGAATATGAAGGCCATGTCAAGAGAAACGGGCATCCCTTATAGGTCCATCATCTACTCCATAGAACAGGCCAAAGCCAAAATCAAAACCGCAATCGAAGCCAATGGATATACTGGTCTATCCCATCCTGATTAGTGCCTTGGCGACCCTTGCGGTCGTGGAGTTCCGGGTGCTGCCTTCGTGGTTCTACGCTCTGCCCTTTGCGAAGCGGAAACCGTTTTCGTGTATGACCTGCTTCGGGTTTTGGATGGGAGTCCTCCTGACCCTGCCGACCTGCCAATGGTACTTGGCCCCGATACTTGGCCTTGCCTCATCTGCCACCGCAATAATTATTCGGGAATGGACCTTCAAATGACCAACGACCAGTTCTTAATTGCCCAGAAGCATCGCAAGTATTGGGACCAGTATGTGGCATCGCTGACCATGCGACTGCCACCCGATGCCGTTGGTGAACTGCAAGCCATCCTGACCGCTCACGGACGACCGCCTACGAATTGGTGGTGCGCAGACTGCGTAAAATCGGCTCTTCAATACATTTACCTACAAGCGGACTTGTTTCTCGAAGTCAACCAAAACACCATAAACCACTCCCTGAATGCCCCTGCCAATCCCGAACAATAACGAGTCAAGAGAAGGCTTCATCGGTCGTTGTATGTCCAACAACTCAACGACCACGGAGTTCCCCGATACGGCTCAAAGATTGGCCGTTTGCGGCTCAACGTGGGAGAATCACAAAAGGCAGCAGTTCGAGTCATATGCTGACTATGGGGAAGGCATCAGGAACAATGCCAAGCGAGGGATAGAACTCAACGAGCGGAACGGCAACAAGTGTGCCACGCAGACGGGCAAGGTTAGGGCGCAGCAGTTAGCGAATGGGGAAGCCATCTCGGTGGAAACCATCAAGCGGATGCACTCCTACCTGTCAAGGGCCGAAACCTACTACGACAACGCTGACGATACCAGCGACTGCGGTTACATCAGTTACCTCCTTTGGGGTGGCAAGTCGGCTCTCTCATGGTCAAGAAATAAACTCCGAGAACTTGGCGAACTCGAAGGCGAAGGATGACGAAGCCCAAGTGCAGGCTCGGATGGACTCGCTGATGATGGTCATTACGACCCTGTGCGACTGTATCGGAGCGGTGGACGAGTCCAATGCCCCGAACCAGTACGAAGTGAAAATGAAAATCGTAAACAAGATAAGCGACCTAATCGACAAAATCGAATACTAATGGGAACCAGCAAGGGCAACGG